GCTGCGATATTGGAATACAAGCCAGGCTTAGTAGCCACGCATTGCACCCATCTTCTTAGCTGGCTTAGATACTACCTTAGCACCAGTCTTCTGAGCATACGACTTAGCTTGTTTCTTACCCTTAGTTGTGTAGGGGAACTTCTTCTCTTTGACCATTGGCATATTATTTCCTTTTCTTAGGTTTAGCGGTTGATAATGCGATTGCGACTGCTTGCTTCTGTGGTCTTCCTTCTTTGACCATCTTAGAAATGTTCTTACTAATTGTCTTCTGTGACTTACCTTTAGCGAGTGGCATTGTTATTCCTTATGAAAACTGTTGTACTGAACTGCGTTGCTCTATCTCAAACGATGCTATAATTGTGGCGGTTGAACCTGTTTGTGAGATAGCTCTAAGTTCGTCTTTCTCATCCATCATGAAGTAGAAACCATTATCTAGAATTAAGAAATTCTTTGATGTTAAGTTATATTCAAACAAGACCTCTATTGATACGTTGGCACTAGCATCATACCAATATACAGTAATATGTTTAGCAGAAGTACTGTGATTACTTACTAGGATATTAGTAACCTTTGCTAAGTTACGAGTAGGAACAGTAAAGAGAGTAGTCAGCGTATTCGCTGTTAAGTTCTTTCCTACGGAATGTGCTATACTCATTTAAGTACCAGAGTTAGTAATGTTATAATAATGAATCCAGCAGTACCAAGGAGAATCTGTTCTAGTCTCTTTAGTCTAGCATTAATCTGTTCGTAGCGAACTTTACAGACTTCTTCGTGGCTTAGGAGTTTTAAGTCAGCTTCTGTCATACAGATTCAACCCAAGTTAATGTAGCCTCATCCCATGAATAAGGCTTATTGTCTGTAGGATAAGGTACTGGAGAACTCCACAGACAAGTTTGTTCATTTAAAGTCCAAGATGGAAATGGCTGTGGAGGAATAAAAGCATCTCTTTGGCTGTCGTATGTGTAGCCAATGCCAGCGTAGTTTTTACGAAATGGAGTACCACCTAGCGTATGAACACCGCCATGTGTATTGTATGAAGTTTGTTTATAAACATCGCCTGTTCGAGCAGAAAGTTCTACGTCCTTGCCGTTATCTTCATCACGACCTATTGTAATAAAAATTACAATATTGTTTTCATCAAGTTTTGCAAAATGTGCCATTTGATTTTCTTTAACTAAATGTTACTGTTTCAGAAGTTGTAGAAGTTGCCGTAATGGTGTAAATCTTAAAGCCACCAGAAGATGATGACGTTTGTGTAACGCCGCCAGAAAATGTTGCACTACGGGTATCAGGAATCTTAATGACAACGATGCCCGAACCTCCAGGTTCTGCCGTGTAAGCCCAAGAACCGAAACCAGAACCGCCGCCGCCACCGCCTTGGTTAACCACGCCAGCCACGGCTCTGCCACCAGAACCGTCACCCCTTCCACCGCCACCTGAACCACCTGCACCACCAGTTCCAGTATCAAAGGCACGATTACCGCCACCGCCACCACCTGCGTAACCTACAGACGAACCAGTAATTGAATTTGTTGTTCCATTACCCCCACTTGATCCGTTATCCATAACACCAGCAGAACCAGCACCAGCAAAACCACCGCCACCAGATGCTCCATAAATAGCTTGTTGTGGAGTTGTTCCACCATTGCTACCTTGACCGCTTGTTGCAGTACCGCCAGCATAAGAACTTGCAGGTGCGCCAGATGTACCACCGCCACCGCCACCTGAACCACCTGCACCGCCAGCAGTTTCGTATGAACCACCTCTACCACCACCATCAGAGGTGATGGAAGAAAATACAGAGTTGTTGCCAACAGTTCCAATCGCACCACCAGCACCAACAGTTATTGTGTAGGATGTGCCTGTTGTTACAGAAGTGGCAGCCGAAGTTCTATATCCACCTGCACCGCCACCACCACCAATAAATGAACCGCCACCACCACCGCCAGCAACAACCAACAAATCGGTTACTGTAAAAGTAATTGGCGCTGCAGATACTCCAGCTAAATTTAGAAAAATTCCACTCATGCTAAATTACCCGTAACCACAGCACGAGTCGTTGTAATAAAAAGAATAGTAGCTACACCTCTTGTTGTAACGCTAAAAGTTGAGATGTCGGTATCCGTACCACCTTTATAAAAGTCTGTGATAGCAGAGCAAGTGCAAGAAATAGATGCGCCTGTATTATTAAAGATACTAATAGCATCACCAGCAGCAAACACAGACGCTGGAACAACTACTGTTCCACCTGTTCCTAATTCTATAAATTTACCCACATCACCAGCAACTAATGTGTAGCTTGCTGTTTTTGCACCTGAGTTTGGAATATTACGATAACCAACTGGATTTGTTCCATCTACAGTACAACTACTTAAAGTACCGCTTGATGGTGTTCCTAATGCACCACTAGGAGCTACAAAGTCTGTTCCTGCTGTAGCTGCTGTAAATGCAGAAGTGCCATTACCTTTTAAGACTCCAGTAAGTGTAGAAGCGCCTGTACCACCGTCAGCTACAGCTAAGTCAGTAATACCTGTGATTGAGCCACCAGTAATTGCTACTGAACTAGAAGCCTGAGTAGCAATAGAACCTAAACCTAAGTTAGTTCTAGAAGTAGAGGCAGAAGCAAGATCAGATAGATTACTTGCTTTAGCTACATACAATGCAGGATTAAACGTAGCAGCGGCAGCAGCAGAAGCTGCAGCGTTTGTTGCAGCAGTCTCTGCATTAGTTTCTGCAGTTTCTGCAGCAGCTTGTGCAGCGATAGCAGCTTCTTTAGCTTGTAGTGCTAAGAGTACTTCACTTGCAGCGTCTTGAGTAGCATCGCCTGAACCACCGGGTCCTCTATAGATTGCCAAGGTCTATCTCCTTATTTGTTTAAATACACTCATAAAATGTACTTAAACAAACTCCCTAGCCGAAGCTAAGGAGCTTGAGTTGCCAATATTAGGCGTTTACAGCTAAGATAAAGCCAGTTTCAGGACGTAATGTCTTTGTACCGAAGAGGGTGTCTGCGGTATAGAGAGTGGATAAATATTCCTGTTTGTACTGAACTTGTGAACGAACACCAAGCTGCTCAGCAAGAACCATCGTATCTTTGTGAGCCAAGATAGCTGCTTTGATGTCGCCACCAGCGGTTGCAGTATTTTCAGCATCTGTTTCGATGATTGGAGAATTGCTGGTTACATAGATGTCGATACCATACAACTGACCGATCTGACCGTTGTTTACACCACGACCATCAACGAAATCAGAGCTGTTGTAACGATCAATACCCATGATAGCTGCACGCAATGACGGAGGAACAGCAAAGAAGCGACCATCCATTGGAGTGTCAGCATCATCCATCAACTTGATCAAGGCACGGAAGCCAGCATCAGTAAATACGTCAGCAGGAACTACAGTATCAGCAGCGTAAGCTGTGAGACCAGTAGAAGCGTCGATGTAATAGCTGTTGCTATGAACATAGGTTGTAGTACCGTTACCAAAGGTCTTGGCTAAAGTAAACAACGTGTCGTCAACTTTCTTAGCCAAAGCATAACCAGCGTCGTCAGTGTAGAAACGACGTAGTGATGCCAAAGCCTGAACTTCGACGATGTCCTCGATGAAACGTGAGTACTCGAAATGCTGGTCAATAGAGACTAATACTTCGGTCTCGGTGTCAGCTTGGATGGTAACTGTTGTGTTTGCAGCTTTAGCAGTTGCTACACCACGAGTTGGTTTAGGAATATGAAGAGTGTCACCCTTCTTACCACGCATAGACATCTTGTTAACCAAGTTAGCTAATACGAGGCTTTTTTTGTAAGCAGCTACTACTTCGTCACTCCAAATTTCTGGAATAAACTTATCTGCTTGCGTTTTTGCTACGATTGAACCGGATCCACCGGGATATGCTGCTGTTGCCATTTTATAAATCTCCTAAATTATTAAGTTTCATTTAACTCGCCCTTCGTTATAAGCCGCAAGAATTTCGTCTTGCAATGCCATGTAACGATCTGGGTCGGTCATTCTCAGTTTGATAAGGTCAGCTCTTCGATAAATCTTTCTAGTGCTTTCCCCGCTACCGCCTGTATCGACTGCTGCGGCACGCAATGCCGTATCTTGAGTTTTAGCCTGTGCTTCTGCTGCTTGTGTCTTTTTCTCGTTAGACTGAGTACCTTTAATCGCCTTGTAGGTGCTTAAAAGTTCATCAGCCGAGTTAAAGTCAAATTCAGCGTCGGCTTTAGTAAACAAATCTATACGAACTGGACTTGCTTTAATCCATTCATGGAATTCAGCGTTTTGTGCTATATCCACAAAGTCGGGATGCTTAGACTGCAGTTTCTGTGCAGTTTGCATTCTCTTAAATTCGAGTGCGTTTTGTTTAGCTTCAAGTACTGCAGGGTGCTGATCAA